AGCAAGTTCTGTAGCTAGTGGTGCTTATTCTGTTGTTGGCGGTGGATATGGAAACAGAGCATCTGGTCAATTATCTAGTAATTTTGCTGGATATTTAAACACATCTAGCGGTAGTCAAAGTGTAGTTGTAGGTGGTGAAAGTAATAACGCTAGTGGTTTAGATTCTTTTATAGGTGCTGGCAGTACAAATACTACTGCTGGTGCTTATAATTTTGTTGGCGGTGGATTTACAAATAGTGGAACTTCTGCATCTATCGTAACTACGCAGTCAGGAACAATGAACGCTACTACAGCCGTTACATTGTCAGGGTCTAATGCAAGCATTAAAGTTGGTCAATACATTACAGGCACTTCTATTGCTGGTCAAACTTATGTAGCCGCCATATCAGGAACAGCTTTAACCCTTTCCCAAGCCGCATCAGGTTCATCTACCTCAACTCTATCTTTTTACTCACCACACGCCGTAGTAGTAGGCGGAGGTAATAACCAAGCAACTGGTTCGTATGCGTTTATTGGTGGCGGTGGTGACGGTGGTACAGCTGCAAACCGTAACGTAGCTAGTGGGGATTGGTCAACGGTTGTAGGTGGTTTTAAAAATACAGCTAACAGTACTGGTGCATTTGTAGGCGGTGGTGGTATTTATTCAGGATTTACAGTCCCAAATAGTGCTCTTAGTGATTGTGCTGTAGTTGTTGGTGGTGGTAATAACTATAATAGCGGATTTTTTGCGGCAATTGTTGGGGGGTATTCCAACACAGCAAGTAACCAAGGTGCTTTTATTGGTGGCGGATATAGTCATACTGCTAGTAATTATTATTCAACCATTGCTGGGGGTCAGGCTAATACATCTTCAGGATATGCTTCTACTATAGCTGGCGGTAGATCTAATATTAGTAACATTGATTATTCCGTTGTTAGCGGTGGATTTACAAATACAGCAAGTGGTCAATATTCTGCAATAATGGGCGGATATAGCAATACTGCGGCAGGAATATATAACTTTATTGGCGGCGGTCAAACAAATAGCGGTACTGCCAATGGTTCTGTAACAACGCAGTCAGCCACCATGAACGGCACTACAGCAGTTACATTAAGCGGTTCAAATGCAAGTATAAAAGTTGGTCAAATTGTATTTGGAACTTATATTTCATCAGGAACAACTTATGTTGCGGCTGTAAGTGGTACATCTCTTACCCTTTCTCAGGTGGCATCAGGCTCTGGAACAGCAACTCTATCTTTCTATACTCCTCATGGTGTTGTTGTTGGAGGTGGTAATAACCAAGCTACAGGTAGTTATTCATTTATCGGTGGTGGTGGTGATGCTGGTACTGCGGCTAATAGGAATGTAGCTAGTGGTGATTGGTCTGTGGTGGCTGGTGGTAGGGCTAATACAGCAAGCGGAGCAGCTAGTTTTATTGGTGGCGGTGGTACTGTTAGTGGTGTTGCGGCGGGAAATACTGCTTCAGGCGATTTAAGTTTTATTGGCGGTGGGCGACAAAATATAGCATCAGGTACAGAATCGTGCATTATTGGTGGCGTTTCTAATACTGCAAGTGGAACTGTATCAACTGTTTTAGGTGGTCGTTTAGCTACAACTAGAGGTATTACAGGAAATACTGTTGGTTCTGCTTCTGCATCGCCTGTTAGCGGCGATACAGGAACTTCACAATTTGGTATATTAGTTCTTGGAGTCCAAACCACAGACGCTACAGCTACGGCATTACGCTCAAATACTTCAGCCGCAAGCGGAACAAATCAAGTAATACTACCTAACAACTCTGCTTATTACTTTAGAGGTGAAGTGGTATCAGGAGTAACTGGCGGTGGTGATACTAAAGGATGGAGTATTGAAGGGGTAATTAAACGAGGTGCTGGAGTAGGAACTACAGCCTTGGTCGGTACTCCTACAGTTACTTCCATGTACGCTGATGTAGGTGCGGCAACATGGGCTATTGCAGTTACAGCAGATACAACCAATGGTGGTTTAAGAGTTACCTTTACAGGGCAAGCGGCAACAACTATTCGTACAGTTTGCCAAATCCGTACAACAGAAATGACTTACTAAGGAGCAATCATGGCATTAAAACTTAATCTAGCATCAACTCAATTCGGTGTACCAGCACCACAAGCCTACGCACGAATTACTAACTTCTTTGGTACAAAAGACCAAATCCAAGTGCAAGTAGCTATTTACTATAACGAAGAAGCAAGACATGGCAACATGGCTACAGTTAAAGAAAATGCTCATTACATTGCGATTGAGGACTTAAAAGGTGATTTAATCCCTGCAATCTATGGAATATTAAAGACCTTTACTGATTACGAAGGTGCAGTAGACGCATAATGGCCTTTGAAGATCAATATGTCGTATATGGTTATTGGGAATACGATTATTGCGTAGGAGATGTATTAGCTACAGATGGTGCTGGATCAATTAATGGCATAGGAACTATAAGCGGTAATCCTATAGCGGTATTTGCTGGTAATGGATCAATCAACGGAGTTGGTTCTACATCTAGCGATGGCATTAGGATGGCATTGGGTGATGGCTCTATTAACGGAGTTGGAACAGTAGTATCAGAAGGAATAAGACAGCAGTTAGGAATAGCATCTATAAATGGCGTAGGCTCTATATCTGGGCTAGGAAACTTTACTGCTAGTGGAGATGGCTCAATCATAGGATTGGGAACAGTTTTAGTAACTGGTAACGCTGTATTTTCTGCTAACTCATCTATAAATGGACTCGGTACAATAGTAGTTATTGGGTATCGAATTGGTGAGGAGTGGAGCAACTCTGGCGTAGGGTCTAATACATGGACTGCTGCCTCAGTTACAGGCAACAACTGGACAAACAAAACAGTAGATAGCAATACTTGGACACCTTCTAGCGTTACAAGTAACAATTGGACTAATAAATCAACGGGAAGTAATACATGGCTACCTCAATAGTAGAATTTGGCGAATGGCTACCAGACCAAGCTGGAATAACTGGTTCTATACAGGATGCCTACAATGTTGTTCCCCAGGCAGTAGGCTATGGCCCATTTCCTGAGTTGGTAGAGTTATCTGGCGCAGCAAGCGAAAATCTAAACAATGTATTTGCTACCAAGTTCGGTTCAACTACTACCCTTTTTGCTGGTGGATTTACTAAATTGTTTAAATACAATTCATCTACATTAGCATTGGTAGATGTATCTAAAGTTGGTGGATATTCTGGTAGTAATCGTTGGAACTTTACCCAATATGGGCCATCTCTTATTGCTGCTAATGGAATAGGAAAATTACAAGTATGGAATTTAGCAAGCTCTACAGCATTTGCTGATTTAGCTGCCGCAGCTCCTACTGCTAAGTTTGTAACTACAGTTAGAGATTTTGTAGTGGCTGGCAATGTATCAGGAGAGGAATCTACTGTTTATTGGTCTGACTTAAACGATGAAACTGATTGGACTCCTAGTGCTACAAGTCAATCTGATAGCCAGGTCATTGCAGATGGTGGCGATATTCGTGGCATTACTGGTGGTGAGTATGGATTAATTTTGCTAGAAAAATCAATCTCTAGGATGTCTTATGTAGGTGCGCCACTATTCTTTCAGTTTGATACTATTGCTAAGAATATTGGGTGCTATGAGGCAAATTCAATAGTTCAGTTTGGCAATTTAGTATTCTTTTTAGCTGACGATGGATTTTATATGTGCGATGGGCAGACAGTTACGCCTATCGGAGCAGAAAAAGTAGATCGCTATTTCTTTACCTATGCAGATCAATCTCAGATAGACAAGATGAGTGCCAGCATAGATGTCATTCGTAAACTAATTGTTTGGCAATACACAGACATCTTTGCCCAAAAACGATTAATAATTTATAACTTCCAGACTAAAAAATGGTCTGAGGCAGAAACTACTTCTACTTATGTAGCAACATTGGCGCAGGCTGGAGTAACCCTAGAAGGGCTAGATACCTTTGGGAATATGGATACTATAAGCACTTCTTTTGATAGCCGTATTTGGGCTGGCGGTAAGTTTGTATTGGCAGGGGTAAAAGATACCAAAATTGTTACTTTTACTGGATCTAATAAGTCTGGCTATGTTACTACAGGCGATTTAGGAAACGGAAACCAATCAATCATTATGTTAGCCAAGCCAAAGGTAGATACTGGATCTGCAAGCGTTTCTGTAGCCTCTAGAGCCTTGTTAAGCGATGTCCCTAGCTTTGGTACTGCCGTAGCAGCAGATAGCGAGAATAGGACTTCTCTGCGCTCTGGTGGCAAATATCATAGAGTAAGGGTTTCCCCTACAGGGGCTAACTGGAAAACGGCTGTTGGTGTAGAGATCGAGTTAGTGCAACAGGGCGGTAGATAATGTTTCGTAGACTTCCCCCTACTGGTGGCGATCAACGAGCCGTAGCCGAGATCGTCAATGGAATGATGGATGGCAAGACCAACAATACTGGGTCTATTACATTAGCCACAGGAAACGCAACTACTACCACCATTAGCGATCCTAGGATAAGTAGAGATTCTATGATTCTGCTAGTGCCTAAGTCGGCTGCTGCTTTT